CTGCGGACTTAAACAACTACTGGTTAGGTCAATTACTAACTCCTGGTTCAACTCCAGAGACAGTTCCTTTCGAGCAACAAATTAGCGAATTAAAAGTAGCACAGATTTCTCAATATGTAGAGAACCAAATCTGGGGTGCTTCTTCAGCGACAACTTGTTTCTCTGGTTTCAAGGAATTAGTAGCACAACAAGGAACAGGAACTACAACAGTTACTGGTGGTATCGTTGTGACTGGGCAAACTCCAATCGCTTCAACTACAGCATTAGCACAAGTGGATAACCTTATTGAGGCAATCCCTGATGATGTTGTAAATAGAACTGACTGGGTTGTGTTTATGTCTCACGCAAACTATAGAAAATATTTAATTAACTATAGAACTGCAAACTACTACCATTTTAACCCTGAAGGTTCTTATGAGGAGTTCAAGACATTCCATCCAGCAACTAACATTTTAGTTCATCCTGTGGGAGGTTTATTAAACTCAAATCTTATTATGTTAGCACCAGCAGGCTATTTAGTAGCAGGTGTGGATTTAATGAGTGATATGGATAATCTAAAGATGTTCTATTCTGTAGATTTCGATGAGGTTAGATTGAGAAGTAATTTCAAGATAGGTGTGCAAATTGCGTGGCCTAACTTCGTAATCACTAATGGTTTAACATAAATAAACGGACTTGAAAAGTCAAAAAATTAAAAAACAAAAGTTATGAGTTTTTCATCTTGTTTTACGAGTGCTAATGTATGTAAAGGTTGTAGAGACGCAGTAGGTGGTATTAAATCTGCTTATGTAGTCGCTGGTTGCGTTACTGGAATAACACAGAATGCAGACCAAGAAATCCTTACTGTTGGTGCTTTAAGTGGAACTGTATATCAGTTCCAAGTTGAAAAGAATACATCTAACTTTGTTGAGACAATCCAAGCGAGTTTAGAGAACGGAACTGTGGTTTATAACCAAGTTGTGAATCTCGTTTTCTTGAAATTACAACAATCTACAAGAAACCAAATTAAACTTTTGGCTCAAAATACCAACTTAAAGGTATTTGTTGAAACAAACGAAGGTGATATATTCTATTTAGGGGAAGATTTCGGTCTTGCTCTACAAACAGGAACAGCGGAAACTGGAACTGCATTTGCAGACAGATATGGATACACAGTTGTATTAGAAGGATTTGAGAAAGAACCAGCAAAATTATTAGCAGGTTCTCTACAATCTACTTTAGTAGGACTTACATTATCAAGTTGTCCTTGTTAAATTATATGGGGTTCGGGGGGGATTTATTCTCCCCCAACTTCTTTAGCCACAGATATCTATGAGTAAAAATATAGACAAAAGAGTATGGGGAGTTTTAGGGAAACAACAAACCTATTTCTCACCACAGAAACAAGTTCAGGGTAAAACTAAAACTCCGTTAAACAGTAATGCGTTCGATAGTTGGGACGCAAAGAGGTCAAGATTCAAGAGAGTTGATGGTTATGAGAATGCCGTTCAACAAGGGGGAGCAGTTCCACAGGTTTCAAGCACTCCTGTTGTTTCAACACCCACTCCGACTCCGAGTATAACTCCTACTACTACAATCACACCGACAATAACATCCACAATAACTCCAAGTATAACTCCTACAATAACTTCAACAAACACCCCTACGCCAAGTATCACCCCAACGAATACTATTACACCGAGTATCACCCCTACTAACACTTTAACTCCTACCCCTTCATCAACACCACCAAGTCAAAGTGATTGGAACGGAAATACTACAGATTGGAATAACGAAACTGATAATTGGGAAACAGCCTAAAAATATAACAAAAAAACAAACATAATATGAGCGCTTTAACAGGTAATCAAATCAAAGACACATATCAAGGTCTATTAAAATTAGAAGATAGTTCAACAGGTATAACATCATCGTTCCAATCCGTTCAAGATGGTCTTGGTAATGATACAGGACTTCGTATTGCTACGGGTCAATTAGAAGCACCAAACATTCCATCATATATTCCACTCAAAGCGGCGTATTATGGTGCTGGTTTTAGTAATAATAACGCACAACAATATGCAGCAGGAACACAAGGAATAATTCTCGCTACAACATTTTTAGATGGAGGTGAATATGAATATTCAGCAATAACCTTTAATACACAAACAATAACATCTACAAGTGATACTGTTGAGTTTGCTTTATACACAACACAAATGATAAATCCAAATGGTTTATTTCCACATACACAAATTATTTCAGGTATAACAGCAGATACAACTACAACAGGATTAAAAACATTTGTATTTCCATCACCAATTTCATTTAGCGGATATGGTGGAGGAATATATTTTTTAGTGTATAAGATTTCTAATGGAGGGGTTCAACCTACTTGGAGACCAGGACAAACTGCGAGTAGTAATTTGGGGGAAAGACAAATATACGGATTCACTGAAAGTTTAACCACAAACACATATACATTAATTGCGGTAAGATATAACAACAGCGCTGCTAACTATATGGTGTTTAGTGGTTTAACAACATTTGATAATCCATATTCTAATACAATCAACACATTACAGAGTTCATCTACAACAACAACAGGTAATGGTGCTGGATTTATTTTACACACAGTAGATGCTTAAAAATATGGATATACTCTTCATACTAATAGATGATAAACTTGATGCCCATTATATCGTAAGCGAATATGTTGATAATAAGGAAGAACCAATTAAATAATTTAATAGCGACTGTGTCTATGAATAAGACACTTGCCAACCCTTACTATCTTTTTTCGTTCCAACATATAGCGTCAAAAGAGAGAATATCATTCATTCCTGAAGTCATCACGAGTAATGTTCGTTATGATAAGTTTAGATTTAAGGAAGGTGGTAATGTGAATCTACAATCATCACCTCCTGAAGTATGGTTTGGAAACTACTTGGGACAGTATTACTATTCCATCTACGAACAATTATCTCCAACCAATACCGATATCGATTTAACATATAACAAATTAGAGAGTGGTAGAGCGTGGGTGATAGTAGGTGATGATAACACCCAAGAGTGTTTCTTTGAGCCTTATATCTCTAATGATGAGGACTTCGCACAGGTTATCTATGTTAGTGAAGAGGAACAATTCTGTATATCAGGTGATACAACGCCAGTATGTCCTTCAGGATTGACTGGTTCTTGTCCTACCTACATTACAAGGTATTCTCCACTCAATAGTATCTACTATAAGGATACAGGAACAACAGCATCATTCTTATCAAGTTTAGATACTTGTGCTCCAGTTCAAGTTGCGTTTGATGATACAAGAATGTTTATGGTAGATGGTTGTTCTAATTATTACCAATACAATTATACAATCACATCGGGTGGTTGTTTTAATTTAACATTTGTGAATAAATGGGATGTGTGGGAGAGTTCAGGAACAACACCAAACGCTTCTTACTCATTAGGTATTTATGACTCAAATAATCTCATCATCGGTGAGAGTGCTTCATTCGTAGAACAAACAGGTTCAACATTATATCTCTATAATTTAACCACATCAGGTTTAACCAAGTGGTTTGAAATAGGTAATAGTGCTCAAGTGTATAACATCTATTACAACACAGGTAATACACAAACTGTTCTTACTTATGGTTCAGCATCAGGTGGAACAGGATACTATCAATTATATTCAGGTTCTACTAATCCACAACTTATAGGAGAAATCCCTATCACAATCAGTATAGGTGGTTCGACTATGTATTTTAGTGGTAATACAGCAATTGCTGTAAATGTTGCTGGTCTTCAGTTCCCATTAGATTTTGTGAATGGAACTATGTATCTGTGGGAAAACTCAAGTGGTATTCCTATCAACTATGTAGATTTTGGTGATGGATTTGATTATTTATCAAACATATCACAACCTGCTTCTTGTTATACCTTTGATATACCATATATCCCACCAATACCTCCAACCCCGAGCATCACACCTACGATGACTCCCACACCGACCACAACAATCACTCCTACCATCACACCTACGATGACTCCTACGCCGAGTTCAACTCCATCAGCCCCACAAACACCACAGACATTAGGTGCTACTTGGTGGATTGACTTTACGGATGCTTCAACACTTGTTCTAAATGGTTCTATTATAGATACAGCATACGATAAGATTGCTAATATTCCATTTACAGCAACAACAGGACAAGGCCCATTCTATAATTCTACAGGTTATTTAGGTATATCAGGAACAGCACAATCAAACGCTGCTCAACTTCGTAATTCAAGTGGTGAATATACACAGATAGGAGATTATACTTGGTTTGTTCGTATTTATGATGACCCGTCAGCACAAAGGGGAGGTAAGATAATTGTAGGAGCAGCAAATCCTGGATGGCCTATAGGTTTGGAGAACTTGCTAATGATTGATAATAATAGCAATCCTTATCCTCCAGGGCCAGTATGGATATTCCAAAATGACGGAGTAATTATTGATGGTAATATATCATTCTCAACTTGGACTGATATTGCTATGAGAGCATATCACACAGGTTCAACACTTACTTTGGAAGTATGGGAAAATGGTTCTATAACATATACTAATTCTGTTAGTATAGGTTCTCCAATAATTATCGCTGATGAAATCTTTAGTTTGATGTTTGATGGGGGTATTGATTTTGCTACAGAGCAATTCTTCTTCAATAGAGCGTTGAATACAGGTGAGATGGCACAGATGTTTAACTACCTAACAAACAAGTATTGATGTGGATAAAATGAAAAAAAGTGATATTTATTAGTAATGAGCGACAAAAACAAAACAGGATTACATATACAGGAGTTTAATGCTGCGTATGTTCCTCAATTCCAAGAGGTAATTAAAAACAAGCCTTGGGTGTTCTACGGAGACGATAATATGTTCCCGAATCACCTACTTACAAACTATCAATATTCCCCAATCACTCGTGCTTGTGCTAATGCTACTATGTATGGTGTAAAGGGTAAAGACCTTATTGTTAAAGAGGGAGACCCTAATGCTATTGGAATGGCAAACAGGAGTGAGACCTTATATGAGGTTTATGAGAAATGTGTTGTTGATAGAGTTATTTTCGGTGGTTTCGCATTAAATATCGTAAAGTCAAATGACGGAGGTATTGCTGAAATCTACCATACTGACTTCTCAAGATTGAGAGCAGGTAAAGAGGATATGTTCGGTAATGTGGATACTTACTACTATTCTGTAGATTGGAAGGGAACACAAATCAATCCTCAAAAATGGAAACCTGTTGAAATGCCAGCGTTTAATATGACGAGTGAAGATGCTCCATCTATGATTTACTATGTAAAGAAATACCAACCGATGATGAGCTATTATCCAGCTCCTGATTGGATTGCTTCTTTAACAACATCTCAATTAGATATTGAGATTAGAAACTTCCACTTGAATAATACACAAAATAGTATGATGCCAAGTATGTCGGTTTCATTCACAAACGGAGTACCGAGTGAAGAGGAACGCGATATTTTGATGAGACAATTAGAAGCTAAATATACATCCACAAATAACGCGGGTAAGATTTTCTTGTTCTTTAGTGAGAACCCTGAAACAGCACCTATCATAAGTCCAATACCGAACAACGCAAGTGATGCTTGGTATTCACAGATGGCTCCACAAATAGATCAAACGATTTTAACAGCGTGGGGTATAAGTTCGCCTATGTTGCTCGGAATTAAGACAAGCGGACAATTAGGAGGTAGAGCAGAGATGTTAGATGCTTACAATCTATTCTTACAGACAAGAATTATTCCAATTCAGGAAGATATGTTGAAGACATTTGAGAAAATCTTGTTCTTAAAAAATAAACAAACAATCAAATTGGGTATCGAGCAAAATCAAATCTTACCAGATGAGATTCAAGAACAAATTGATA